AATTTATATTTTAAAAGAGCAGAATATTAGTTATGACGAAAAGGTTATCGCTGAATTAATCAAGAAACATTTTCCTGATTTCAGAAAACTAATAAATGAATTACAAAGATATTCTGTAAGTGGTACAATAGACGCTGGTATTCTAGTAAACGTATCAGATGAAAATCTAAAATCATTGCTAACACATCTAAAGAACAAAGAGTTTAGCGACATGAGAAAATGGGTTGTACAAAACCTAGACAATGATCCTGTTAAAATTTTTAGAAAGATATATGATACATTATATCAAAGTCTAGAACCATCTACGATACCTATCGCTATTTTAATTATTGCTGACTATCAATATAAATCTGCTTTTGTTGCTGACCAGGAGATCAATCTAGTTGCTTGTTTAACTGAGATGATGGATCGGGTCAAGTTCAAATGATAGAAAACCTAATGGTACAACAACAGGTAAAGAGTGTGTGGCAACACATGGTTGGCGTTATGTGTTTAAACATGACACATAGAAAACAGGTCAAGAAAGTTCTACCCATACTATTTAAAAAGTATCCTAATGCAAAAGCATTTCTAGAGGGCAAGAGTGAAGATCAAGAAAAATTATTACAACCTTTAGGTATGGTTCATGTAAGAACACAAAGACTCAGACGAATGAGTGAGGATTTTTTAAAGTGGGATCGTAAGGATGCCACAGACCTATACGGTATAGGTAAGTATGGTAGTGATAGTTATAGAATATTCTACAAGAATGAGATACCTAAAGATGTACAAGACAAAGAATTAAAAAGGTATGTAAATGAGTTATGAGTTAAAAGATTATCTTAATGCTATAAACTTTACTAAAAAAGACTTGATGAAGTCTGAGGATAAATTATGGCAAAAGAAATACCCTGCTTTCATAGTTAATAAGATACTCTCTGGTTTCAGAGATTGTATTAATCTTGTTAGCACAGTAAATTACTATCACTTCCTAGATAAGGATATACAATTTCAGTTTCTACTAAATAGTATTAGATCAAAGAAAAGGTTTAGTCCTTTTTTGAGAGCGAGTAAGTTAAGAAATATTGAGTGTGTAAAAGAGTATTATGGATATAGTAATGATAAAGCAAAGTCCGCTCTTGATATACTCACCAAAGATCAGATAAAAATGATTAAGGAAAAATTATATAAGGGTGGGACCAAATGAACGAATTAGATAATCTCTGGCATCCAGAAAAGATGTTAGAAGTACAACTGAAAGAACCCGATGACTTTCTAAAAGTCAGGGAGACTCTTACTAGAATAGGAGTGGCATCCAGAAAAGATAAAAAACTATTTCAATCTTGCCACATATTACATAAACAAGGAAGATATTTCATAGTGCATTTCAAAGAGTTATTTGCTTTAGATGGTAAAGAAGCAAACTTTTCTGACAATGACGCTGAGAGAAGAAATACAATTGCTCAATTATTAAGTGATTGGGGATTGATCGCTATATTAAACAAAGAAGTCGCAGAGAAGAAAGCACCACTATCACAAATTAAAGTTTTAAGTTTCAAAGAAAAGAACGAGTGGGACCTTCAAGCAAAATATAATATAGGTAAAAAAATAGATGAAGGCACCAAAGTTTAGAGAGTTTATCTCTGAGAAGGTACAGAGAAGCGAAATACAGGTTGCTATCTTAACAAAGGTAGACGCTGACAGCAAGAATGTTGTTAGTAAAATGATAGAGAAGGAATGTGAGAGAAGAAATATTCCTTGCTATATCATCAATACATCTGAAGCATGGGTATCTAAAAATGATTTAGAGAAAGGTACCTTATTTGTATCAAACATAGATGGCGAAGATAAAGAAGCAGAGTTCGAGTTATCAAAGACAATTTGTTTTGCTCGTGCTGGTGTTCTTGAAGATGAGACTGGTCTAGCATTATTATCCACGTTTGAAAACGCTGGTGCGTTTATGATTAACACTAGAAATGGTATGCTTACTTGTGATAACAAGATGTCAGCATACATCGCTTTTGAACGAGATAATATTCCCACACCTAGAACAGCTATGATATCAAACGAAAAAAGTTTGATGGATGCTCACAAAAGAATAGGTGGCAAGTATCCTGTTGTCATGAAGACACTAACAGGTACACAAGGTATTGGTGTGTCACTAATTGAATCTGAAAAGAGTTTAGTGTCAGTTGCACAATCATTATGGAAGTTCAACGCTGCTCTTTTAATTCAAGAGTACATGGAGTTTGATTTTGATATTCGTACAATAGTTATTGATGGCAGAGTGTTAGCGTCAACAAAAAGAATAAGTGCTAAGAAAGATTTTAGATCCAACAAACATAGAGAAGCAACAACTGAACCTTACAACCTATCAGATGATGAACGTAAGGTTGTATTAGACGCTGCTAGATCAACAGGTGCATATATGGTTGGTGTTGACCACGCAATAGTCAATGGTAATTATTATGTATTAGAGTGTAATGGATCACCAGGTATAGGTTCTAACTTTGCTCTATACAATACAAAACTAAGAGATAGATCACATATAGGAAAAACAACACCTGATAGTGTTGTCAAGGGTTTATTTAATTATCTAACCCAAGATGTACATAGAAAATACTCTTTCACAAAAGAGGCAGGGTTTCATGAGAGAATCACTATCGATGGTTACGGACCTGTTAGAGCGAAGTTCGATACAGGTAATGGTACTCAAGCGTCAATGTTTACAGTTGATAAGTTTGATATATCTAATAAAACTGTCAAATGGGAAAAAGATGGCAAGAAGTTTACAAGTAAACTAGAGGGTTATTCAGAGGCAACCAGAATAGATCAGGTTGATAGAAGACCGATAGTATTGATTGATCTTACTTTTAATAACAAGTTTTATACAGATGTGCCAATTGGTCTTACAACAAAAGATTCAAGAAGTACATTTTTGATTAATAGAGATTTATTGACTAGATTTAAAGTCAATGTAAATCCAAATAGAAAGTTTGTTCTTTCACATTGGATTGAAAGAAGCGATGGCAATGATACAAGAGGAGTTAATTTACCATTGGAAAAAAGATAGTAGTTGCTTTACAAACAAAGCAAACTATGTTATAATTATTAATAATGAAAAGGAGTGAACATGGCAAAAAATCATCAAGCAGATAATCATCTATACAAGGCATTAGAAAAAAAATATGAATCAGATATTGCTTCGGCAAAATCAACTATGATTATATATTTTGATAATCCTGTTGCGATAGGTGAACACCCTCAACACATATCAGAGTTAGATAAATTAAACGATCAACTTGCAAATGCTGAGGAAAAATTAGTCACATTAAGAAAACATTTTAACAATACACAAATATAATATATGAAGTTCTATACATCGGTATTGCCATATCGTGGCAGACTATTGGTTCGTGGTGTAAATCACGACGGCAGCCATAAGAAGTATAGAATTAATTACAAACCATCTTTATTTGTACCATCAAACAAAGACTCAAAGTATAAAACATTAGATGGTCGTAATGTAGGCAAGATAGAATTTGAAAGCATACCTGACGCTAAGAAATGGATTGATGAGTATGAAGATGTTAGTGGCTTTGAATACTTTGGTAATACTAGATATCAATATCCTTTTATTGCAGATCAGTTCCCTGGCAAAGTAGATTGGGATATAAAACAGATAAGACTAATCACAATCGATATAGAATGTGAAAGTGAGAATGGTTTTCCTGACGCTGACGAAGCAATCGAACCTATAATATCAATCACAGCAAAAGAACACACCACAAAAAAGATAGTTGTCTTTGGCATGAATAATTTTGTGAACGATAGACCAGATGTAAACTTTGTCAAGTGTTCTACTGAAAGAGATTTGATCGAGAAGTTTAAAGAGTTCTGGTTAGAATATAATCCTGATATCATCACAGGTTGGAATGTTAAGTTCTTTGACATGCCTTATCTAATGAACAGATTTAGAAGATTGATGGGTGATGATTATCTTTTACAGTTTAGTCCATGGGGTGTTGTGTCACAACAAAGCACTAGGGTTACAGGTAAAGGTTTTAATAAAGAACAAAAGTATTGGGATATCATGGGTGTTGCTACTCTAGATTATCTTGACCTATATCGTAAGCATACGTTTGTTAGACGTGAGAGTTATAAACTAGATTACATAGGTGAGGTAGAGTTAGGTGAAAAGAAGAATGAAAATCCATATGATACATTTAAAGATTTCTATACAAAAGATTATCAGCAGTTTATAGAATATAATATCCAAGACGTAGAATTAGTTGACAAGTTAGAAGACAAAATGAAACTGATTGAATTACATTTAACGATGGCATATGAAGCAAAAGTAAATTATCAAGATGTATTCGGTCAAGTTCGTATGTGGGATACAATTATATTCAATCATCTGAAGTCTAAAAATATTGTCACACCAGCAAATAAAGAATCTCAAAAATCGAGAGCATACGAGGGTGCTTATGTGAAAGATCCTGTCGTAGGTTTTCATAACTGGATTGTAAGTTTTGATTTGAATAGTCTATATCCACATTTAATTATGCAATATAATATCTCTCCTGAAACTATGGTAGGTCATGAACCTAATCGTGTGAATGTAGAAAATATGCTAAATCAAAAATCTGATTTGTCTGACCTAGACATGAGGACTATCACTCCCAATGGTGCTCAGTTTAGGACAGACAAACAAGGATTTCTTCCTGAGTTGATGGATAAACTATACAAAGAGAGAGTCATCTATAAAGATAAGATGGCAAAAGCAAAAGCATTGTATCAAGAGACAGGTGATAAGAGATTACAAAACGATATATCAAAAAATTATAATATTCAACTTGCAAGAAAGATTGCTTTGAATAGTGCTTATGGCGCTATCGGTAATCAATACTTTAGGTACTTTGATG